CGGATATGCGACCGCATGAGCATCCGCATATGCCAAAGAAAGAAAGAAAGAAAGAGCAGGCTGCGCCTGCAAAGAAAGAAATACAGAAAGAACCAGAGATTGATCAAGACATGCCCAGCGCTGACAATCATGATCAAAATGTTCTTTTTGCGGCAGAGGCGGCTTCGCGGCTTGGCCTTGATCGAGTAGCCTGCATGAGGTTCGCCAGTACGCTGTTCCGTGACCGTCCTGGCCGTGAAGGCCAAGAATGGCTCAAGGATCTGCTGATCCGCAGCAAGGCCGCCAGAAGCCCGTCTGCGTACTTCAAATCGGCGGTGAAGAAGGAGTTCGGATTATGAGCAGCCTCATACTGAGACGGAGAGCCATTCTGAGAGGTTCTGCGCTGAAAATAGTGCGACCGGCCGCCTTTGTTGCTGCGGGCGTCTGTGGGCTGCCTGACGGCCCGTATGGCGATTTGCTAAATCAGGACAACCGAGACGAAGACCACAAGTATGCGCGGTGGCTGGCCTACGAGATCTGCTGCGACATCTCTCGCGAGCCAACGCCAGACCTGATGCTGGCGCTCTGGCTGGATCCGAGCAGGCCAAAGCGTGGACCAGCAATCAAGCCGGATGAGTCGCTGATGCGTCGCCTGCGGCAGCTCGCCTATGAGATCGCCTGCGAAGTGGACGTGAGCGACCGCGACCTGATGAATCTGTTGCCATCGGTGCACATTTGGATCCGGAGGAATTGGAATGACTGAGTACGAATCACGAGAAGATTTCAAGCGCCAGCAGGCCATCGAGTTGATCATCGAGAAGCACTGGCACTGCGAGGTACGCCGCATCCCATACGAGTACGTGCAAGACAACGTGCTGATCAGAGGCGGCAAGGTCCTGGCATTCAGTGAGATCAAGTGCCGCAACCAGCGGTGGGCTGAATGGCCAAGCGTGATCATCAGCCTCAACAAAGTGATGATGGCGCAGCACTTATACAACTGCACCGGCCTATCCACGTATTTTGTGGTCGCCACCAACGATGGGCTGGTGCATTGGACCAAGATGAATCGCATGTTCGATTACGTCATACCCGGACCAAAGAAGAATCCAAGGCCCAAGGATGGACACGAGGTTGAGCCATGTTGTACGATTCCGTGCGAGGAGTTCGCTCCACTAGCGTCGGAATTGATTGAACAGAGATAGCGGCGGTTGGATGGCCGCTCAACCTTGATCCTCCTTTCTTCGCTCCGTCCGGCCGCTCCCGCTGGGCGGAGTGTTAGCCAAGCCGCGTGAGCTTGGCGACATCCTGGCCTGCCATGGATCGGCACGCCAGATCATGGCCACTGATAAGGTCAGCAACTGAGCTGCAGTGGCGACAACCCACCCCACCTAGTCATTGGATCGTTTCGCCAGTGGCTAGGCTTAGCCTTCGGGCAACAACTTTATTTCCTGGTCTCTTTCGCAAAATCGGGCCAGACAAGGCTCAGTGCGTTGCTGGGCCTTTTCTTTTGCCGCTAACTTTTACAGCTTGCGCACGCGCTCCTTATAGGCAACTTGGCACAATCCGCCGATATGTCTGATATGGACACGGCGAAGATCGCAGCCATCAGCTGCTCCCATTCACCGTTCACGAGCCCAGTGGCACACAAGCGGCTCATGGACCTGCTCGACGATATCGGGCCAAGTCTGACTCATTTCGTGCACTGCGGCGATCTGCTCGAGGCGGCGGCCGCCAGCGTTCACACCGACGAGCACACGCACACGCTGGCCGATGAGTTTGAACACGCTAACGCATTCCTCAAGAGCATCCGCGAGGCTTTGCCGGACACCTGCCGCCTGTACTGGATCAACGGCAACCACGATGACAACATCTTCAAGCGTGACCCGCGACGGATTCCGTACCCGCTCCGTGACATCATCGCCATGGGCCGTGACTCCTGCTGGCCGGAGTTCAGCCGGTGGAAGCAGATTCCATACGCCAAATCAGCCCGTGGAGCCTTGCAGATCGGGCAGGTGGTCTTCTATCACGGCTTCGATGCCGGCCAGACCAGCGACGAGCTCGAGGCTCTGCAGTTCAACAACTTCACCGGCGGACACGCTCACCGGCTCTTTGTGCGAGGCCATACGCACCGTCCGATTCCGCCAACGCAGTGCTACAGGACCAGACGTATACCGCTGCCCTGGTGGTACTCAAATGTGGGCACGATGGGACCGATAGACCCAGAGTGGGCCAACCGTATCGACACCTCCCAATGGGCACCGGCCTGCCTACATGTTGAGACCAAAGCCGACCGACCAAACAGGCTCTGCGGCAAGAATTGGGACGCCGAGCTGGTATACCTCAAGGAGACACCGTAAATGGCGACCACTGCCCCGGAGAAGTTGCTGGCGACGATCAAGAAGGTCGCCCGGTACATGAGCATTGAGTGGGACATGTCGATCCAAGAGGTCATTGGCGCCGTAGAGCAAGCAAAGATTGAGCTGTGGAACGAGTGGGATTCCAACAACCTGCCCAAGGAGTTTGGCGTAGATGATGACGATGATGATGATGATGAGATCCAGTTGCCATGATTGATCTGCTGCTCGCTGCGTTGCTTTCACAGAGCGGCAAGCCATCCGATCCTGATGCTGTCGCCATGTGGATTGATGACCTTGGACGGTTGACACCGTTTGGCCGCACGTTCGACGTCTACATCCAGACTGGCTTCGATCCTGAGTTCAGCTATCCCAACGGCGACCCAAGACGGCCGTTCATGATCGGCAGCACCCGTGGCAACGAGACGCCATCACGTTCATTCGGCTGGGCGATCGAAGGCCCGATGTTCAAGAATCGCAGGCCGGATTATCTCTACCCGTTCTACGACAACTGCCTAGAATGCATCGAGTACGACCAAGCGCGTACTACCTTTGGTGATTGGGTATTGCCAGACGGCACGGTTCTGCCATGCAGCGAAGCACCCAACGGATGGGACTGCATTCAAGCCAACCCGTACCAACGATGGGGCTATCTCGGTGCCAAGTTCACGCCAGTCAACTGGATCTTTGAAGGTCCAGAAGGATGCTGCCCAAGGTATGGCGACCTGGTTGACCTCGAGTTCGCGTGGTGCGATTCGTGGATTCTGCACGGGCCGCTTGGCAAGAAGTACGGCAACTCCAACCCGCAATACAAGTACCCGCTGGTGCAGCAGCAGCACAAGGATTTGATGGACACGCCGGTGCTCAAGTTCTGGCTGCCTCAGCCTACTGGCCAAGTGCCGTTCCAACAGTGCTGCAAGTCACCATCGCAGATCGACTACGGCGACCTGATCCGATGGAATCCAGACGTGGATTGGGAGAGTGAGACGCATCCGGGCAGCTTCCACATTGCACGCTTCACAGGCCCGGACTACTTCTCATCCGGTGGCGTGGTCCGCTTTGCGTGCAACAATGGGCACCCGTGCGATCCGGCTCCATACTCGGTGAATTACTACCCAGACAACTCATGCCCGTCCGATCTGAATGAAGACGGCATGGTTGGATTCCAAGATCTGCTGCAAGTCCTGGGCGACGTGGCGGCCTTCAAGTATCACCCGCAGACCAATAATGGCTTCAATGCCATCCTCAAGGTATTGTCAGAATGGGGCAGGTGCTAAAATCATTAAATGAAAGATCCATATTTTTTAGAAGGCCCAACATCTATCTCCTTTTCTGGTGGCAGAACCTCAGGCTTCATGCTTTGGAAAATACTCCAAGCCCACGGTGGTAAATTGCCTGAAGACGTGATCGTTTGCTTCCAGAACACAGGTCTGGAGCATCCTGCAACCTACGAGTTCATTCGTGACGTAGAACAAAAGTGGAACGTGCCTATCACCTGGCTGGAGTTGGTTGTCAACACCGACGTCCAGACTGAGGACAACAAGCGTGGCTCTCGCGTCTATTGGTACAAGAAGGTCGACTACTGTTCTGCAGCCAAGGCTGGCGAACCTTTCCGGGACCTCATCATCCAACGCAAGTACCTGCCAAACCCAATGACAAGGTTCTGCACTGTCGAGCTCAAGATCCGAACGCTCATTCGCTTTTTGAAGTATGAGCATGGTTGGGATGATTGGGACAACTGCATCGGCCTGCGGGCCGACGAGCCACGGCGTGTCGCCAAGATGAAGGGCGACGTCAAAGCGGAGAACCCAATCATGCCCATGGCAGAAGCAGGTCACACAATCCGTGATGTGACTAAGTTCTGGGAGGAGCATGAGTTCGACCTCGGCTTGCCAGGTGGCGATAACACCTTTGGCAACTGTGTCGGCTGCTTCCTTAAAGGACGCAGCAAGATTGAGAAGATCATGGACAGCAACCCGAGGCATTTTGACTGGTGGCGCAACATCGAGAAGGAGATGGGTTCAACCTTCCGAATCGATCGGCCAACCTACGACCAAATGTATACACAACTCACCGTCCAAGGCCGACTTTTCGATGACGCTGTTCCTGACGAATCGATGCCGTGCATGTGCCATGACTGATCTAAAGAAAAGAAATGGAGCCAGTGTCCATGACTGTAGGATGCGGGCATGCAGCAGCTTCATCTCTTCAAGGCTAAGCCTGGAAGCCGCAAGCCAAAGTGTGGCGGACGTCGTTGCCTTGGCTGCTATTCCCAGTTGAATCCTGAAGAGTTCCCACCAGAGCGGTTGGCCCATGATGGCCGTGGCCCGTTCTGCTTCGCCTGCCTGCAAGCCAGCAAGACGATCCAGCCCGAGCCCGTGGATCTGGTCGCCAAAGCCAAGCAGCATTGGACCGAGATATGAACAGCCGACAAAAAGGCAAGCGTGGTGAGCTTGAAGCCGCCAAAGCATTCGAGGCCGCGACGGGCCTGCAAGTCAAACGCACCGCCCAAGTCAACGGCAAACTCTCTGCCGACCTGACTGGCGTGGAAGGCTTGCACCTCGAGGTCAAGCGGCGGCAGCGGATCGCGGCGCTAGACTTCCTATTGCAGGCCGAGAATGATGCAGCCGATGAAAGCCAAGCCGATGGTGGCGTACCCGTGGTGCTGATGCGTCAGGACCAAGACAAAAACTGGGCCGTGATGTTGCGGCTTGACCGTTTGGCTGACCTAGTTTCAACACTTGCAGGACAAGCATGCAACCAGAAATCCTCGCACTGATCACACCGGCCAGCATCGTGTTTGGCGTAGTCTTCGGCGCTGGCAAAGTCAAAGCAGCCATTGACGAGCTGCGTCGAGCCGTTGACCGATTGGAAGAAGCCGTGAAGCTGATTGAGACCCGCACGCACGAGATGGAGCAACGCGTGGCACGACTGGAAGGCAAGACCAGCGAATGAGATACCTGGTACCCATCCTGCTGCTCGGATGCCAAACCACGCAGGAAGGCGGGCTATCCGTTCCTTTTCTCCAAGCGGCCAGCGAAGTGCCCACCACGGATCTGGCCCATGCGTTGTCACCTCTGAAGTTCAGCGGCACGATCTTGATTCTGACCGGCAGCGCTCTGCTGTTTGTGACTCAAGGCCGACGCGGCTGGATTCCGATAGCCTTGGGCATCGGCCTGACTGTATTGATGGCGATCTTGGCCAGCGTGCTGAGCTCGCAGATGTTTGTTTATTCTCTGATAGCGGTGCTCTGTCTGACGGCAGCGATGGCCGCACTCAACCTCAAGGAGTTCCGGTTATGGATCAAGTACTTGCGTTCCTCACAGTTGCCTCTGGATACATCATCGCCTTCGCCGCAGGAGCCTGGATCGGACAACCACTCTTCAGCTGGCTGAGAAACCGCCTGCCGTTCTGATGGCTCTCTGGACGCCATCCGATCTTGATAGTGGCACGCTCACCGCGTGGTACAAAGCCGACTCGCTGTCATTGAGTGACGGTGACGGTGTATCGTCGTGGGATGACTCGAGCGGCAACGGCAATGATGTCTCGCAAGCAATCAGCGGTAGGCAGCCGACGTTTGAAACCAACGAGCTGAACAGCCTGCCGGTGGTCAGATACGACGGTACTAACGACATCCTGAGCGATGGTGACATTGCAGACCTTGACGTTGGCACGGGCGATATCTGGATGGCGTCGGTGTTCAAGTCAACTGATGACGGCGGTGCGCAGTTCTTCTTTGAGAAAGGCCCAACGTCATTCGCCTTGATGACCACAGCGGCAGGAGAATTGCAGGCCCGGCTCGGTGGCACAACGAATATTCCAAAGCAATCGTCTGGCAACTGGAGCCGCACCGCGTTCGTGATTGCGACGGCTTCGCGTGTCTCTTCGACTTGCAATGGGTTCGTGAACGGTTCCGATATGACTACAACCGGAACGACAAACAGCGGTTCAATCAGCAACAGCAACGTGCTTGACCTTGGTGCAAGTGCAGTCGGTGGCAATCCCATGACGGGCGACATGGCAGAAGTGCTGGTTGGCGGTGCGACTCTCTCAACTGAGGATCGGCAAAAGATCGAAGGCTATTTGGCACATCGGTACGGCTTGGAAGGCAACCTGCCAAGTGACCATCCATACAAATCGGCTGCACCAACGACGGGCGCTGTCCGATCATTATTCGGCGGCAATCAACTCTTCGGACAAGGACTCATTCGATGACATACCTGGGCGACTTTCAAGCGGGCGAGACCGTCAACGCTTACTTCAACACCAATGACGCAGACGGTGCGGCGGTGACGATCACCAGCAGCGCGGGCCGCGTCTACAAGAACAACACGACGTCATACGAGTCGGCCACTGTCACCGTTGACGTTGACTCTCAAACTGGATTCCACTCGGTCAACATTGACACCTCAACGGCTTCCAGCTTCTACGCTGCCGATTCTGACTTTGCCATTGTCGTGTCTGGCACGGTTGACTCGCAGAGCGTTCGTGCCGTTGTGGGCCGGTTCTCGATCCAAAAGCGTACGTCAACGCCCAAGATGGTGACGCAGGATCTAGGCGTATTGGAGCAAGCGGCAGGCACAAGCGTTGCCATTGGTCCATTCATTGACCGCATGACGGGCGTGCCTTTGACTTCATTGACACCGGGCAACATCACATGCAAGCTGATCAATGGCACATCATCAACCACGCTGACGCTGACGGCCTCTGGTGGCACCAACGACTTGACGCATATTGCCAACGGCATTTTTGCTCTTGAATTGACTTCATCGAATACGAACCACATGGGCAACTCTGTGCTGGTCCTGCAAGATGATGACGTATTCGTGCCGTATACCGGCTCGTATGTGACCATGCGCACTCAGTCGTATCAATCACTTATCAGCGACGATGACACGCTCGAAGTTGACGTAACAAGGATTGGTGGCTCTACAGTCACTTCAAGCAGCGGCGTGCTGGCTGTCAACTCCACGCAGATCAGCGGTTCGTCTGCTGCTGCCGATTCGCTTGAAGCAGCGATGGACACCAGCAACAACCTGATTGCGGCCAACGTCGAGCGGATCAATGACAGCACCACCAGCGCCAGCAACCTCTCGGACTACACCGACGGCACCAGCAATCAGCCTGTAGACGTCACCAAGATCAGTGGCGATTCAGTTGCAGCCACCCGCCTTGAATCCATGATGGACGGATGCGAGGTCTTCCAAGTGGATGACACGGCCTTCACGCCAACCACCACGGCCTTTGAAACGACGGCCACCGAAGCCACGACCGATCATTACAAAGACCGCATCGTGCTGTTCATCAACGGCGATCTGGCTGGCCAGCAGAAGGCTTGCACGGCCTATGCGCTCAGCGGTGGTCGTGGCAAGTTCACGGTGGATGCACTGACCGAAGCACCCGGCGACGGCGATAGGTTCATCCTGGTCTGATGCCTCTGCCCGTCCTGAAAAACCTGAACAGCAACGCAGCCGCAGCGGTGACGCCGAAGGTCACGATCTGGAACGGTGACGCAGGTGACGGCGATTACACCAACGACGCCAACTACACCAACAACGCGCCAGCCGAAGGCAGCACGGTGTACGTGGTCAATTCGTCGCAACCCATCACGGCCAACCTCAACCAGTCTTCGGTGAGCCTGAAGGAGTACCGCATCGGGCCAACGTATCGCGGCAGCGTGGGCTCGAGAAAAGCACCGCTCAAGATCCAAGCTGAGCGGCTGGTGATTGATACCAAATCAGCCCAAGTCAACATCCAAGGCCCGTTCCGTGAGATCCACGTGCGGAGAGGCAGTGGCCTCATCAGAGTCAGCGGTGGCACGGCCAACAAGCTCGAGCGTGTGATTGTCCACGGATACACAAATGAAGTCGAGATTGGCCGAGGCCAGTGCAACAAGCTGATCGTGGGCCGTGGTCAATCCAACGTCGTGGCTGCAACCAACATCACCAACGACAACCCGCTGGCGTCTGTCGCTGGCTTTGATGAGATCCGGTGCGGATCCGGCAGCAAGGTGCTGACCAGCTCTGGCGTCAACGAGCTGTACGCGGCTGGCAAAGTTGAGATTGACACCGGCAACATCCTGAATGCTCGGTTGACCGAAGAGGCCACGCTGACCACCAAGACCACTGGCCGGATTGATGGGCGCTTGACGATGTACGGCGGTGTCCTGGACATCCGCAACCCAGACACCGGCGACACCTTCACGATTGATGCGGCTGACCTGTATGGCGGCGAGATCAACACACGGCACGGCGAGCAGCGGCCAGCATTCACAACCGATGCCAACATTCTTGGTACGGTGGTCTTCAACCTGAGAAATGGCACGGAGATCGACATTGCCTAACCCAAAGAAAGAGATTGATCTGGAGCAACTGGCCAAGCTGGCCCAGATGCAGTTGACATACGAAGAGATTGCGGCCTTCTTTGGTACATCACGCCAAACGCTGTACAACCGTGAAGAGGTCCGAGAGATCATTGAGCGTGAGCGGCTGAATGGCAACGGCTCTCTGCGTCGTGACATGTGGACGGCCGCCAAGAACGGCGACCGGCAGATGATGATCTGGCTGAGCAAGCAGTACCTGGGCATGAAGGAAAAGACCGAGAGTACTGGCGACGGCAACATGCAGCTGGTGATGAAGATGGTGGAGGCCACACCGCCAGCCGAAGACGATGAAAGTTGAGCAAGAGATACAACTGCTTCCACCGCAGTTGCGATACATCCAAGCCCAAGAGCGTGAGGTTCTGTACTCCGGTGCATTCGGTGCAGGCAAGACCAGAGCGCTTTGCCTCAAGCTCGCCAGCCGTGTGATCGGTCAGCCCGGTGCCCGTGAAGGCTTGGCCCGGAAGCACTTGGTCAGCCTCAAATCTACAACGCTTCGCACGTTGCTCGAGGCCGATGGAAACCTGCCGCCCGTCCTGCCGATGGGCACCTATGACCACAACAAATCAGAGCGAACAATCCGCTTGCATGGCGGCGGTGTCATTTACTACTTTGGCCTGGGCGATGCAGAGGACTACCAAAAGATTGGCTCTCTCAACCTGTCTGGCTGTGCTGTGGATGAGGCCGTCGAGCTCAGCGAGCCAGACTGGACCATGCTGCGTGGCCGTATCCGTCTGCAACTCAAAGGCTTGCCAATGCAGCTCTATGGAGCCTGCAACCCGGGCGCGCCCAGCCATCACCTTGCCAAGCGGTTCGGCCTTGCTGGCGGCCATCAGCCTGCAAGCAATTGCATGGCGATCCAGACGAGAAGCCCGGACAACTTCTTTCTGCCGAAGCAGTACGTCGAAGACCTGATGAGTTTGGAAGGAGTCGCCTTTGAGCGATACGTTGAAGGCAAATGGCGTGGCGGCGAAGGCTTGGTCTATGACCGCTTCGATCGTTCTGTGCATGTCCGCGAGCGTGATGAGCAGTGGCGTCGCATCGTCGTTGGTCAGGATGAAGGCTATACCAACCCGGCGGCGCTGGTCGCCATCGGAGAAGACGGAGATGGCCGCCTGCATATCCTCGAGGAGTGGTATCGCACCAACCAGTTGGAGGCTGACGTCATTGCGGCGGCCAAGGATCTGGCTGGACGCTACCGCATCGAGTCATTTGTACTTGACCCATCCGCCGCCAAACTTCGGGCCAGCATGCTGAACGAAGACCTGCCGGTGCGAGCTGCAGACAACGAAGTATTCAGCGGCATCCAGAAGGTGCAGCAACGTCTACCGCGTGCTGGTGATGGCTTGCCAAGACTGACGGTTGACCCGAAGTGCGAAAACATCATCCGAGAGTTTGAATCGTACGAATGGCTGGGCGGTTCAAGCGGGTTCAAGGATCAACCGAAAAAAGAAAACGACCACGCTCTGGATGCTCTACGGTATGGCGTGGTGTACTTTGACGGCAGCAGAATAGAGCCACGCGTGCGAGTTGCAGGCGGCGTAGATGCAGGAGCCACGTTTGACGATGACCGTATGTGGAGAAGTCTCTAATGCTTGACCGTTTGCAGCGCGCTCTTGGGATGAAAGCCAAGCAGGACCGGCTCGACTACGTCCGATCGACGATCAAGCCCGAAGCCACATACGGCACCGGCCGTCAACGCGAAGAGCAAGCGGCCATGCTTCGGCTGCTTTCTGGCTACGTCTATGCCGCTGTGATGATGAATGCTCGCAGCATTGCAGCTCAGCCGCTTCGGCTGTATGCGTCGGTTGAAAGCCGAGGCCACAAAGGCTGGGCACACAAGCCAGCCAGCAAATCCGTGCAGCGGTATCTCAAAGGTGATGGCCGGATGCGGCCAGCCAAGTCAGCCATGCTCAGCGCCAACACCGGCGGCGACGTGGTTGAAATCTATGACCATCCGATCTTGGACCTGCTCAACCGAGTCTCACCGTTCATGGATGGCTACAACTTCTCGGTGCTTCGCAAGACGTTCCTGCAAGTATCCGGCAACGAGTATCTGCACCCGATCATGGGACCAATGGGCTACCCAGTCGAGATCTGGGTGATGCCGTCGCAGCACGTCAAGATCCTGCCGACCCGTGACGAGCGGATGATCGAAGGCTACGAGTACGGCGTGCCACCAAGCCAGACCAAGTTTGCACCCGACGAAGTGCTGCACAATCTGATTCCATCGCCCACCGATCCGCTGTACGGCAAAGGCTGGGTCTCGTCTGCTGCTCCGGCTGCTGGATTGCTCCAAGCCATGGACGGATACGAGAAGCATCTATTCGAGAATCAGGCACGACCTGACTGGGGCATCTTCATCAAAGAGCACCTGACTGAGACCCAGTGGAATCGGATGATCAGCTACTTGGATGCCAACCTGCGAGGCAACCGCAACGCAGGCCGACCGTACATCTTTGAAGGCGGATCGGATGCCCGGCCTCTGCAGTTCTCGCCGCGCGATCTGTCTTTCGGTGAAGGCGAAGAGCGTAAGGTTGAAGTGATCGCAGCCGTGTCCGGCGTTCCTGTGACCTTGCTGAAAGCCAACGATCCAAACCTGGCATCGGCTCAGGTTGGCTTCGCGTCTTACATGCGCGACACCATCCACCCGTATCTGGTGGCCGATGCTGAGTTCTTGAACCAGCAACTCCTGCCGCTGTTTGGAAGCATGGCCGATGGCCTGTTCCTGGCATACGACAACCCGGTGCAAGAGGACGAAGAGCGTATATCTCGCGTGCTTCTGTCTGAGGTCGCTGGCGGTGTGCGTTCGATCAATGAGGCCCGATCGGAGCTGGGCCTTGATCCAGCTGAAGATGGCGATGAGCTGCGAGTGAATGGCGTGCCATTGGATGCTATCGGCCAGCCAGCCATCCCAGCCTTTGGCGCTTTGGATGCTGACGCTGAGGACATCCAGACCCGTGCTGTAGCGAAAGAAGTAGAAACCACAACAACAGAGCAGCCTTTGCCAAGCAAAAGCATCGCTCAAAAGAAGTACGAGGACATCGACTTCACACCGCCTGCGGACGTGCAAGAAGAAGCCCAGCGTGGCCTTGGCTGGCGCAAAGAGCATGGCCGTGGTGGCACCGTCGTTGGCGTGGCTCGAGCACGCGATCTGAGCAACGGCGTGGCCGTGTCGCCTGAGACCATCGGCCGCATGGTCAACTACTTCAGCCGCCACACGGTCGACAAAGAAGCCGAAGGCTTCGAGCGTGGCGAGGAAGGCTATCCGTCTGCCGGCCGCATTGCCTGGGCGTTATGGGGCGGCGATGCTGGCGAACGGTGG